TAGAGGCAACCTCGGCGGCAGCCTCCAATGTGATTGGGTGTATGTAATTAGACACGATTATAAAATCTGGGTGAGTAATCAGCTTCCCAAGATAACGCATGTAGCGTAGCTGGGGACGGATGAGAAGATTTAAGTGTAAGAGTAATATTTGTATTACGTTCGTATATAGGTACAGTCTTGATATATGTTTCTAGATATGGTGCAGAGTTAGTGTTATATTCATCTAGAATACTAGACTCGTATAACTCTGTGTAATCTGTTTTACCAACACGTTCTAAAGTAGTTTCGTATGTACCAAGCTTACCAAAGTGTAACTTAACTCTATGCAAGGTTAGCGATGAGTTTACATCAGATTGTACCTTACCTTCTCCACCACTCTTGAATGGATAAAATTTAGGAAACTTAACTTGATAATCATATACATAACCTATATGTAATGGACTACCTGATGTGACACCAGTTGCCCAATCTCCTTGTAGTGTTAAAGTAGTTGATGCTGTTTCTAACTCTGGAGTTGTTTGATATCTTACAAGCCTTGCATTATTTGTCCCCGGAATTGTATCTATTACTGCTAAACTATATGCAGCATTAGGTATCTGATCTAACCAAGGTACAGTAAATGTAGTTTTGTTATTAGCTGAGTTATACGTACCACCAGATAGAGGAACATAATTATCTAAATGTAGTAAATAATCTACGCCATCTTGTGTGATACTAAGATCATCTGAAGACTCGACCAACTGCATGCTTTGTAAATAGTAATCACTATCTAAAATAAAATACTCATCATCTATAATAAAATGATATACTAAGTTTTTGTTAAACTTCCATTTAAACCAAGCAGCTTGTTGACGTTTATCACCTACGTTTAAATACTTGTAACCAAATACTTCATTAGTGCCAGTCTTACCTAATAGTATTATAGCATTTTCTCGTGAGTTTGTCAGTAAGTCTATATCATTTGGTAACAATGATGGAACAACTTTACTAACTTCAACAATATTAGGTTCGCCTTCTCTTGCAATATTAGCCATCTCATTCAAGCGACTAAATCTACCAGAGTTATCTACGTAAGCAACTGTTGTGCCTAGAGATATAGGAGGTATATCTATATTATAATTAAATGTAGCAATACTTTTGAGTTTGGCTGTATCAGGGTTGAGTACAGTGTCGTCAGATGTTAACAAAAATTGTTGGTTTGAACTGAATACAATCAGACCTGTGTTGATTTCTATACCATCAAATAGTTCTGAAGGAAACATAGAAGCAGCAGATATATCAATAGGATCACTAGCAGACGTTGTTAGCGCAGATTCTGCAAAGAAATCTGGTTTTCCCAATGTGCCCGGTCTAGACAGTATCACGTTTTCTCCAGATAATAGTGCTAATCTATTACGGAAAAATAGTACCTTGTTAATTCTACCAATAAAATCTCCGTTAGCATTTGTCTCTATAAATGATGGTAACGGGTTAGTCGATGGATCTCCAACACGTCTATCGTGATACTCAAACTGTTTTACAGTAAATGTAGTCGTAGCTGTACGTTGAATGACAACTGGTAAGTTAAACAGACGTTTTGCTATACCCGGCTTTGCGCACTCAGACCAAGCTCCACTACCATCCTTGCCATTTTGACCATCGAAACGTAAATAGTAGTCGTCTTCATCAGCCATTCGTGCGTTCTTAACCTGTACTATGTAACCATTTTTACACTGATTTGGTAGATTAGTAACGTCGTTAACAGAGTCTTGCATAACTCGCATTAAGTCTTCTTCTACAATCTCTATGTTAAATGTACTAGGACTAGATAAGTACATAACAGAGCCTATGATCTGAGCAGTTATAGGTGTGCCACTTATCTCCTCAATAGAAGTTTTTATACCAGCTAATATAGTATCTGAGGTAACAGTTGTGTCAGCATCAAATGGTGTTACAGCTGGACGTATAAGACCTGTTGTAGCTCCACTGTATTTAGCTGCTACTATAGTCTCTTCGTGGTCGGTTACTTCTATGGTATACGTAGCTACACGCTGATCGTCACCATCACTATGTTTACCACCACCGCCAATACCTTGTCCAGTCATAGCTACTGTAATAGTATCTCCAGTTTCCCAACCTTCACCACCATGTAATAACGTGACTTCTGGTTGATAACTACAAACAAACTCAGTTGAACTACCGGGTGCATTACCTTGTTGACCTAATGTAGATATACGAAAGACAAGATTCTTCTTGCTACCATCTTGTACTAATGTACCACTAGCATTTTCGACTAGCCCCTTTTCAGCAGGGATCAAGACTTGAGAATTATTACCAAGGGCTGTAATATTTAAAGCACTTCCGTCAGGCTTATCTTTTAGCTGAAAAGTGTTAGTAGCTGCATTACCTATATAATAGTCTCGCTTACTGACAAGTGGATTTAAGTTAGTGCTACCAGCATTATGGTATAAAAATATATCATTGTCAGAGTATCCATGACCATTGAGTGTAATATTATTATTTACTGAACTTACCTGACTTGTAGCTATAGCATATTTATTATCACCAGCAGTTTCATCGTTAGTAGCTGTAATATCAAAAACTTCTGTGCCTATACCAAGACATTCTCCAGAGTTAACATGCTCATTGAGTGTCTGACTTTTAAGTCTAATTCTTGTAGCACGTTTGAGTGTTACATTTCGACTAGCATCATCTGTGCCATTTGTAATATTTAGTCCATACTGTCTACCATTCTCTGCTCGTATAAGCTCGATCAAAGCAAAATGTTTATCAACATCTAAATCAGTTATAGGTGTGACTAATACATCTCCGGAAGTTGAAATACTAGATGCAGCAGTTACTGTAAAAAGATTATCACTTAATACTGAAGCAACTTTATATTCACCGTCTACAGAATTACCACTTGTAAAATCTAAATTTAAACTTTCTCCAACAGTAAGTTGATGGTCAACCATTCCAATACTTATTGTTGTGCCAGATTGAGTATATGTTCCAGATCTGTTAGTTGTTATAGCAGTATTAGAATTAGTATCGTCACGATTTGAAACGAAAGTAGAATCATTGATTGTTAAGGTTTGTATATTTTCTGGAGTGCTAGTTGCGAGGTAAGCTTTGATAGCTGTTTCGCCACCTGTTCCGTAAGCTGTAGTCATACGCTCACCAGTTTTACAACTCCATACTCTTACATTACCGCTAGAGTCTATCTGACCTATGTAAGATCCTTCTGTTTCATCTCTGTAATAATGAAACCATGAGCCACCAGACTGTACATCGTGTAGCTTTCCTACAGCTGTTGTGTGGCTTCGATCACTGTCATTGACTAAAGATGAGTCAATTCGTTTTAGCCCCGGTCTTTTAAATAAACCTTTGGTTATATCTGGTATAGCATTTACAGACTCTGTAACCTGACCGGGAAATTTTAAGTTGTCAGGTTGCTCTGACATCCCAGCTGAATATGATGGGATAGTTTGTGTTATGCCTGCCATTATCGTCTAAGGTTTCTCCATGGTTGATAAGTTTGATGTGTAGCATTATCTTCAAATCCGAACATACTGTGATCGCCTTGCTGACATTCGTACTCCTGTACTGCTGCTCTCGCCTGCTGCTCCTGTACACCTAATAATCTAACTAGCTGTGGATTCGCTACAAGTTGTGTAGCCGCTACTCGAGACGCTCTGTATACTATATATCTTCTAAAAACTACAGGGATGTCTTCAAACTCATATAACCTAACAAGGTCTAAATCTATATCGGATGTAAAAGTATAAGTATGCTTTATCTTATCATATAATTTACCTTGTCTTCTTACTAAATCTGTTGTTCGTCTTGTGTAATTATCATGAGCATCCATTGATATTACATCATTAGGTATTAATATATTTCCATTACTATCTGGTGAAAATTTCACATGATGCTCTGTATTAAAATGCCAACCCTCTGACTGTGTATCAATATTTGCATCACGTAATAAATTAAATATAAATGCTATCTCTGGATTTTCTGAGATCTGTGAAGACAGGGAGTTATTACCAGTTGATGTTTTTAATGTTGTTATTGGTGCTTGTCCGATAGCTCCCAGTATTGAGTTAACTGCGGATAGTTCGGTATCGGTTTCAATAGTTGTGGTAGCCATAAGAAAAAGAAAGGAGGCCGAAGCCTCCGTATAAAGTGTAAGTTAGAAAGCAGCGTTTCCAACAGTTGTTGCTTCACCAGCAGCGT